TAATCTCGGCTACGGCGTCAATCGCTGGACCTGCCTTCTCTTCAACCATTGAATTCTCCTTCTTTGGTTTGTTCTTGCTTCCTGGTTTTCGACCTCTCGGCATCTTAGGTCTCCTTGGTTAGTCATTAACTGAAGATAAACCTTCAGGTGACACACGTTGTGGTTGTTTAACCATCAGTGCTCGCACACTCTTTTTTTCTTCGCAATCTGTCTAGCATTCCGTGACAATCTTTACAACACCATATCACTTCTAAAGGCTTAGAATAATCATGATGATGTGCATCAAGTTTTTCTTCCCTCATATCACAAACTTCGCAATATTCTGGTTTTTTAACCTTCCCTCCACGCAAAGCATTAGAAATTGTCCAATGTGCCTTTTTGCGTAATGGATCGTAATTTCTAAAATACTCTTTATTTCTTTCAGGGTTTTCTATAACCCATTTTTTTCTGCGTTCTTTTGCTTCTTCGACATGTTTTTTTCCATATTGTCGGTGTTTTCGTCTAAAATGTTCGATTCTACTTTGATAATATGAAGAATTCCACTCTCTTTTTTTTTCACTATTTTTTTCATTATATTTTTTATGTTTTTCTCTAATAGCCTCTTTGTTTTTTTGATAATATTCCTTAGAAGCCGAAGAAACTTTCTCTTCGTTATCTGTACGATATTTTTTACCTTTAATTTTTTCACAAACTTTACAATATGGCTGGAATCCGTCTTTCCTATTCCTGCTTTTATAAAATTCAGATTCATCTTTTTCTATTCCACATTTTGCACATTTCTTCATTCCAGACCTCCTTTTAAACGGCCTGGCTAAGTATATCAGATTCGTAACATACAGTCAAATAGGGGGCTATATTATCATAACCCCCTTAGTATTAAGTACTTTAACCGATGTCTCCGAGATCCTCGTAATCTGCTTGAGTACAAGTCACGAATAAGAGATCGGAGTCAGCGCCAACTACATCAGTACCAAGAGTAACTCTAAAGGTACCGCTGTTATCCACTTTCTCTGAGACGTTTACGACTTTTCCACCTGCTGACCAAGCTGTGTAAGCTGAGCCGTCGATGTCATCACCGTTCATGTCTTGTAGAGAAAAGGTTGTGCTATTGATAACTGTGATTTTGTAATGATTTTCATTAATCTGTGTCATCCCAGTCACGTCATGGATACCAACAACATCACCAGTAGTGTAAGTCGCTGTGGCTCCTACTGTTACAACAGGAGGATTAGCAGCTGTTACAGCGCTAATGCTCTGGTTGCTAGGTACAATAGAAGTCGTTTCAAGCACTGTAAAGCCATTCGATGTAGAAGCTGTATGGTTGGTGCTTGTGTCTTCGCAAAGCTCGTTAAGGGCATATGCAGTAGTCATACCACGGTGCCAGTAACTCTTTGCTGTTTTAGTGTCTACGGCCCACTGAGTGTAGTTCCATACTTCAATTTCATCAGGTACAAAGCCTACGTTTAAAGTATAAGCAGCTCCACCAGAGGTAAGTTTAAACTTCTTAATTCTTGCAGTCATGATTTACCTCCTTATGAATGGGTTGAATTTAAGTCAATTAACCATGAATCGTTCAATATCCGGCTAACATGATACGCGCGCCAACCCATTGTAGACCTCTGATTCAAAGGATCGTCCCCCTGTCCCAAAGGCTTATAAATGTTCTTCATAGTTCCAGCATTAAGATCAATAAGACCGTAAGCCTCTTCACCTACGATGAAGTTGCTGTAGGTGCTAGAAGAAACGTAACCATTAGGGCTTAACAACCAACGTGTGTTTCCTACGGATCCCCATTCAGCGTCATTAAGTCCGCTAGCTTGTGGATATTGAGCAACGGGAATGAATTCGTCGATAGCCTCAAGGTCATCAAGGATGTCAGTGTCTCCTAGAGCCCAGAAAGAACGACGTACAGGAGCTGTACCGAACTTATTGGCGCCTTCGATGGCTGGTGTGAACATACGAGCGCTGTTGCCCATGAGTGTCTTTACGACACCTTGGATGTCAGCGTAGGTAAGCTCGGTAGGAGTCGAACCATTTACACCATTAGTACACTGATCAGTCGATGCTGTAGAAGCAAGAACATCACGTACAAGTTCGTCTAGGGTTTCACCCATTTGGCGAGATAGAATTCCAGTAGCTTCGTTGAGAACGTTGTTCTCTACGATGTATTCAACTTGATCTGTTATAGTAATATAATCACCATATTCATCAATTTGAGCAGTCATGTCAGTAACTGATAGTTTGCTACCAGCTGGAGTTGTTCCATCAGTCAAAGCAGTGGTAGCCGTCGACAAATTCGTATATCTACGAAATTTCGCAATAGAACCGCTTTTAGCTGGAATAGATTTTTTTAGTCCAAAAAGACTATGAATAAGATAAGGCTTCGCACGTGCTAATAGAACCTTGTCATAATAGGTGTCTACAGCAGCGGGAACCTCGGAACGTGTTGTAACGTTAGCCATCCGTATCTCCGTTGAGTTTCGTTATGGCTACCGAATACAGAAAGAAACTGGAGGGTTATCCCCCCATCTTATATTTATTAGAAATCGCCACTATCTCCGCGTCGCTCATGCTCTCATACAAGCTTGCTTTACTCAAAGCCCCACTACTGCCAACGGCACTAGCCGATCCTGGTTTCTTAGCATTCTCTACCGCTTTCTTAGCGTTTCCATGCTGTGCATCCGTAAGACTGTCTTTATAATGCGCCTCTGAGTTCTTGCAAGCAAAATACGCAGCTTCCCAAGGATTAGGAGCAGAGGCAATCGCTTGCTTTACTGCATCAGGTAGCTGTTTACCATACTTTTCAATTATCCCATGAGCATCAGGGTGTTTTGACATAACCGACATCTCTGCCATTTTTTGCTCGAGAATTTTTTCTTTTCGAGCTATGTAGTTAGCTACATCAGCCTTGGTTGGAATGTCATCCATGTCCTGTTCGAAAGAATCCATCTGTTGTTGCACTTTTGCTGGAGTTTGTCTAAAACTAGCCAGCTCAGCCCTCAACGACTTGATCTCTTCCTTTTGCTCACGAGCAGACTCACGAAACGCAGACCAGTTTTTATCTTCTGGTGTTTCACTTTGAGTCTGAACCTCCTCAGCGGCGACCTGAGCATCAACGCCCGCGGTTTGTTCCTCGGCGACAGAAACTTCCGATTGCTCGGTTACGCCCGTATCTTGATCTTCTACCATTCTTGTCTCCTTTTGAGTTGTTCGGAATTTCCGAATAACTCGATTTTACGCCCGTAAGCCGGCGACGCTATAGAATGCTTCCACCCACTAACTGTGAGGTGTTAGCAACACTTTTTCCTACAATAGCAGAAACTTTTTCTTCTTGTGGAAGGCAATCAAATATACCAATATCAGGGGGGAGTATCCACACAGCCTCAATCAGGCTCTTCGGATAGTCGAAATGAAAACACATGCTTCCAACTTGAGGCCATCTTCCACGTTTACTTTTGCGAGGGTCTACATTGAAAACCTTTACCCCTTCGCGTATCACATTATATAAAAGCTGGTCTGGCTTATGAAACATCACTATCCAAAACTCTTCCCATCCATGCTTTTGACGTGTTTCACCAGCTACTTCGTTCAATTTCTTTGAAAGTGTGCGTTCTCTAAGAGCTGTTCGTGTCTCCCCGATCTGCTGTGGCATTACTTCCCCTTCTTTTGACTCTTGCTTTTTCTAGCCATCGCTAGACTTCGTAAATCCCACTTTCAGTAATATGGTCTTGGATTCCGTCAATCATCTTCTCAATGTCAACAATATTTCCTTTGCGATGTTGGCGCATTAGCTCACTGATGCTGTTGAGAGCAGTGTAAAAATCATACGCTCTCATATATACCTTGAACTCTACATCTTCTTCGGGAAGATTGTAGGTAAGCGTTGCTTTCATCTACATGCCCATTTTTTGTTGTAATTCACTTGGAGCAATACTAGCTTCAATGCTACTTATAGCTTCTCTTTCTTTGTCTTCCTGTTCTGACTTGTCCTGTAATGCCATAATAAATTGTAGAGCATTCATTATTCTGTCCTGTTCCATGCCTGAAATCTCAGACATCGCCTTCACCTGGTTTAGAACTGCAAGAGAGTTATTTTGAGAAGCTTCAGAGGTACGTTCAATTAACAATCCTATGTCAGCTTTTGCCCTTGCTTGCCTTTCTTTGCTGAGAGATAACTTGCTTATTACCTCAGCGCTCGCAAGCTTCATCTGAAGTTCTTCCTGTTCGGCGATCTTAGCTTGCTGCTGCTGCGCTGCCTGCTGTTCTTGCTCGAACGCGTCCATGAGTTCTGCTTTATTTTGTATCGGAAGTGCCTTAATTATAGCACTGTCAGGAATATTGATACCGACAGACTTAGCCTGAATCAACTGTGCATAATGCATCGCTCTTTGAGTATCTGTAAGCATTCCTTCAACAGTTACGCAATCATACTTCCCAAAATCTTTCTGATAAAATTCGGGAGTTGGTTGCTTCTGCGTAATCCTTTCAACTTTCTCCGGCGTAAAATTCGCCTGGATAAGTTTAACAATCTTGTTCCCTAGTAATTTCTGAGCAAAAGATAAATTATCAAAAAGATCCTGCAAGGTAGTAAGACCATTTGCAGAACGTACTTTCGCCAACACTCCGGACATCTGTGTGTTACCAGCATCAGCAACACCCAAAAGCTCTTCATTAGCTCCTGGTATCTCCATGATGTCTCGGTTGAGCTCTTCAGATAACGCAAACAGAGACTGTGAGGACTCTGCTGGAGGAATACGCTCCAAATCTCCAGGTTGTGAATCTTGCGTTCTTACAAGTGAAACGCCTTGACCAGTCTTGTAAACATCTAATGGATTTCGTAGCGTACCTTCTTTATATATCCACCCACTATTTACTTGGGAATCGAGAATATCGATCATTTTAGATCGACGTTTGTTAAACTCAGTTTGTGGATCACGCATGCAACGCACAACTCCCTGAAGCTTATAAGAATAATCATCGTACTGAGACTCGTAGAATCCCAATACAGGAACAAAAGGATAGTCACCCAGTCCAAAAGGATCGGACCCAGAGTACATTAACTCGCCATTGAGAATAACATTAAGCTCAACACTCTTCTCGTAGACCGTCATAATGTCTACCCAGGGGAATTGCCCCTTAAACTCTGAAAGCTGCGAGGCTCCTCCTTCCCATAGACGCGTCTCACCAGTAGACCTGTCCACCAAAAGTTTGCGCTTCTTAGAAACACGCTTCCAGTATTCATCGTAAGCAAAAAGATCAGCACTATCTTTTCTTGAGTATGGCATGTATGTAAAACGACCATCGTTGCCGTTATTAGATTTCAATTTGTCAATGTCATTGTTCTTTCCAGGTAGAAGACCCTTGGCGTCGTCTTTAGATACGTAACGCCGTCGCAATAGATAACGACAATCGCTGAGATCAGCCTGAGTAAAATATGGGTCTAGCATGAAAGCGTTGAAAGGCTCTTTGACAATCTTTATGTCACCGTTTACGCGGTCATCATCATAAGACATATATATTGATAAAAGGTTAGCGCCTGTAATACACGCTCCTTCAAAAGCACTGCTGATAATCTCGTAACCGTGCGTGTTATTCATTACCCAGAGTAGAAGGTCACTGAAGATGTCTGCTGTGTTTTGGTCGTTGCCTTCTTGGGGTTCTATGATGCTGCTCAGCCTATTCTTGCGCTGGTAGCCTGTTATCATTTTTATGATACGGCGTATCTTATTAAAGACCAAAGCGTTGCGAGACTCACCTTTCAAATACTTCTTGTCGCTTTCACTCCATTGATCGCCGACATAGTATTTTAAATCCGTGTACGCTTCGTCGTAATACTCAGCCCAATTCGTTAAAGACTCATTATATGCCTCTTCCCAGTCCTTAATAACGTCTTTATCTGAAGCCACTAGTAATACCTCTTTTGAATAAAACGCAAAATAATCAAAGCGCCAACAATAGACAAGATACCTAATATCTCCATTAATTGCCTAAGATTTAATTATACCAAACCTCACTAGACAAAAAAAGCTTTTTGTTGTCAAGCATCTTAAAAATGTGATTTTTAAATTCTTCGCCGGTTCTCTCGGTTCATCGCGTAGATTTCTTTAGGAGTAACTGACGAAGAACTAGAATATCGCTGTATTGCTGTGGCGGCGTAGCGCATCGAGTCCGCAGAATCTGAGTTTGAATCATGTAAAGGTCTATCATTGTAACACTTATGACGATCGTTCCATTCTTTCCTGTAAAGTGAAAGACATTTTAATCCTTTAGCACACTTTTTCTCATCAAACCAACATCTAGGCAAAATACTACGAACGGCCTCTATTCCATCCATTATGGGTAATCTAGGCAAGACTATTGGCTTCAAACCTAAATCTCTCATTACTTGCACTCTAGACATACCAGAACTAAGCTCATGAACATCTGCATCATGAGGAACAATAATTTTGTCATAAAGATATGGCTTTTCTCTTATCTTCTTCACATAGTGCGGAATGGGTTCAGAATTATTCGCATAGTAATCTATAAAGTGGATTGAAGCCCCTATTTCCTGCCAAAACCACAATACAAAATTATCGCTATAACCCAAGTCCATAGACACATTAACTTCAGCAGATGGTTGCCAAGCTACATTTCCTATACGTTCATCAAGCATAGCGTCATCTAAAAATTTAGAATAATAACTACCAGTAGCGCCGTGGTTAAAATCAACTAGGTACTCTTGCCTCAAATGATCTAAATCTGCTCCACGCTCTATTTCAGCATCGAAGAACTCTTGTGTAATTACACCAGTCTCTATACTCGTCTTGACATCTACAAACCAATCATCACGGTCTTTAGCGTACTGATATAAATCCCAAAAGTGATTTTTACCTCGTGGAGTAGATACTACTATTTGCCACGAATTAGGATTAGCTGCCATTATAGGACGGATAAATTCATAAGCTTGTGGGTCTTGTAGAGCATATTCTGATATCACGAAACCCACAGCATTTGTTCCCATCAGAGAATCATAGTTCTTCGATCCTATAAGCTGAAAAATTGAACCATTTTTAAGAGTTATCTTCATTTCCTGGCTATTTACGTTTTCTCGCAGTTCAGGAGGTATATAATTTAGCATTTTAAAGCCATCATTTGTGATACTGTCGAAAATCACCTTTTTTGCTTGGGCATATGTTGGAAGAATGTAAAAATAAACCCCAACCTTTTGAACCATCTTTTTGACAAGGGCATTGAGCGCAAAACAATCTTTTCCAGATCTCCTTCCCCAACAGAGAAGGATATTTCGACAACCATTGTCAAGGGCCTTAAGAGCTGGTATCTGATACCAACGAGGTGTAAAGACTGGGACGTTAATTTCGTGCATATAATGCGATCGACCTTCACAGCAAAGATTATTTTTCTATTTCTATATCAACGTCTTTGTAGCTTTTGATGATAACGACTGGCGCCTTGTCTGTTTCTTTCTTTTCGGCAGCGGCTTTTTTCATTTCTATGAGCGTCGCTTTATATTCCGGGTCATAAGTAGCCATAGTTGCTCTAATAACACCAGTATCACCTTTTACTTCACCACTAATAGCTTTTTCTTCTCTTCTAACACCTATAAGCATCTTCGCATATTTCAACGATTCTGAAAATTTCTTGTTTTTTGCAGCCATTTCACAAAGCCATTGTCCATCCTTGAGATAATTTCCAGCGAACTTTCGCAGTGTGATGTTGTTATCATCTTTTGCCCATTCAACAAACTCGTCGGCTATTCTTTCTAGAACTTCAGCGGTCCATTTCTCAGGTCTTCCAGCTACCATTTGCTTTCCTTATTAAAGAGAAACATGGATATGCTTCTTTCCTTCATCAAACCAAGATTAAATTAAAATAGCAACGGTTTTTTGCCGTAATGCTGTATATTTAACAAAAAAGGAGCAGAAAATGGACTGGAGCGATAGAGAAGAATGTTTGGCAGCGGTGAAAGAAGATAGCTACGCACTTGAATATGTTGAAAATCAAGACCTAGAGATTTGCTTGGCGGCGGTGAAAAATAATGGGTGGGCGCTTCAATTTGTTAAGGAGCAAGACAAAGAAATTTGCTTGGAAGCGGTGAAACAAGACGGATGTACGCTTAAATATGTTAAAGAGCAAGATAGAGAGATTTGCTTGGCAGCTGTGAGACAGTGGTGCTGTGCGCTTGTACATGTTAAAGAGCAAGACCTAGAGATGTGTATTGAAGCGGTGAGACAAAACGGATACGCGCTTCACTTCGTTGAAGAGCAGTACAAAGAAGATTGTAAAGCAGCTTTATGACAAAAAAGGAGCAAAGATGGACTGGAGCAATAGAGAAGAATGTTTGGCAGCGGT